CGAGAACCCGACGACCAATTCGCCAACGGAAAACGGCAGGTCGAAGAATGCGTCGCGCGACATAGATGGATCGACGAAGTTGACCGCCGTCCACATCGCGTCGGCGAGAGCGTCGTAATGCTCTTCGGTGAGCAACGCCACCGTGGTTAGCGAAATGCCGTCGCCGCCGGCTTCACGGTAGATGCGAAACAGCGTCGGCTGAATTTTCTTGACCAGCCGGAACGGCAGGTGCGGCAACGCCCAGGTCTTGCCGGCCAGCGTGACGGGGAACGTCTCGTCGGACATGAATGCTCCAGATAAAAATGGGCGAAGGGCGGCGCAGCGCGCGCCGCCCGCGCGCCAGATCAGCTCACGTCGCCGGTCGACAACGTGCCGAGGTTGCCGGTCCCGTCGTCCATGATCGTCAAGTCCATCTCTGGAATGACAAAGTCCGAGGTCTTCGAGCTGAGGGTCAGCTTCGAGCAGGTCATCTTATTGATGACGAGCGTCATGTAGAGGGCGGTCTGCGGATCGCGATTGCGGAAGACGCCGGAGAACGTCGGCGTCGTGCCCTGCTGGAGATTGGCGAGTTCGATCTGTTCGCCGGTGGTCAGGGTGTAGAGGTAGTTCAGCAAGATCGCGGCGCCTGAGTCGCTCGACGAGAACGTGTAGACGCCCGTCGTGCTCGACGCGGCTGGCGGTTCGTAGTTCGCCGACGCGGCAGGTCCGGTGGTGTCCATCGTCAACTGCAACCCGAGCGGCCCGGCATAGGAGACGCCCTGATCAGAGTAGAACGTCGATTGGAAACTCGGCGAGACGGTGAACGGCGACGACGATGGAACGCTGTGCGCTTCGTCGATCGCGGCGGCGATCTGGCCGGTCGTGAGGGTCTGGCCGAAGAAGATCGAATTGAAAAGCTTGGCCGAGATCACGCCGAGCTTGGCCTTGCCCGTCCACTTGCCCGCGCCGCGCGCGACGGTGATCGGCATTTGGTTGCGACCGGTCAATTCCTTCTCGGTGAACGAGAAGTCCCAGTCGACGCTTTGCAGCGCCGCGAAGCGCACCGGCGTCTGGCCGGTGATGTCATTGCGGATCGCCAGCAGGGCGCCGGTGCCAAATTGCAGCATGGTGGTAGTCCTTTCGTCAGCAGTTAGGCGGCGCCGGCCGCCGTGAGGATCGCGTCTAAACCGCGCTGCGCCTCGGCGAGTTCGTCCCCGGTCGTCAGCGCGGCAAGTTGGCGGCCGAGAAAGTGCGAATAGACGCCGGAGAACGTCTTCTGGCCGCTGTGATGGAGCGGCAATTCCGGATCGAGCCAGACCGTCCCGCCGGCTTCGCGCCAGCGCTGGCAAAAGACGAAGTCTTCGGAGAACGCCTCATGGTCGATCAGCAGAAAGTCGAACATCCAAACGAGCCGGCGTCCATTGCGATCCCGCGCCCACAGATCGGGGTGAGCGGCAATCATGCGATCGACGGCGGCGCGGGTGACGCGCAGGAAGCCCGCCGGCAGGGCGAGTTCTGAATTGGTCAGCAGGCCCGTCGCCGGGTCGCCGGTGAGCGGCCCAATCGACCGAATGGCGTAGCCCTCCGGGTCCATGCGAAAACGGTACGCGCCGCCGACGAAGTCGACCGGATGCGAGAGGAGCCGCATAAATGCGCCCGGCGCGCAGGCGACGTCGGCGTCCCAGAAGACGAGATCGGTCATCCCGGAATTGATGAAGTCGGTCAGCAGCGCGTTTCGCCCGCGATGGACCATGGAATCGCCGGGACGAAGCGCGACGGTGCATTTCCATCCCGCCGCCGCGGCTTCGTCTCGCGCGCGCTCGATGCTGGTCATGGTCGGGACCGCGACTTCGCCGGAATAGGCGGGCACCGCGATGAAGACGCTGCGATCTGACATGGCGCTACGGCAAGAGGATCGAAATCGGAACGATCGCCCCGGCCTTGCCCGTCTTGGCGCCGGTCGATTTTCTGACCTTGCCGTCGATCCAAACGGCATAGGCGAGACCGCCGAGCGTGAAGAAATTGGTCGGCGATGTCGGCCGCAACGCCAGATCGAGGGCGTCGAGCGCATTGTTGACGTCGGTCAACGGAATCGCGTTCTGGTCTTCCCCGACGTCATTGTAGAAGATCGCCTCGACGTTCAGGACGCGCTCGGGCGGCATAGACGGCGACGGCCGCTTGTAATCCTCTCCGGGCTCGACGATGAACAGCGCGGGCGACTGAGCCATGCCGACCGACTCCGGGGCACGGTCACGGCGCGAAACCAACTTGAACGCCGCCGTCGTCGCCAGGGCCGCCAGAAGGGCATTGAGGATATCTTCGCGGGTTGCGCTCACGATCCGCCCGCCTTCTCTTTGATGCGCTCCAGCGCCTCCGCGATCTCGGCGCGCTTGGCTTCAAACGCTGGGAAGATCGCCGGATAGGGTTCGACCACCGTCTCGGGGCGATGGACCTTGCGGGAGAACACCTCGCCAATCCCGCCGACCTCGAACGCCATCACACCGTCCGACTTCGCCTCGATGATCATGTCTTTGATCGTGAAGCCGAGTTCGAGCAAATGCGCGAGAGGGCTGCTTGATCGAACGTAGCCGACGATGCTGGATCCCTTGTTCGATACGCCGCCGTAGATGCTGGCGAGGTAGAGGCCCGGCTTCGCGCCGATCGAATGAAAATGCGCCAGCGCGCGGGCGCGCGCGTCGTTGGTCATATCTACTTCGATCGGCGTCAGTTCGTCGAGCAACGCCTGGCGCACGGTCGGTCCGACCGCGTCGAGCTTGGCAAAAGCGCCTTGGGCGTCGACTTCGAAGGAGAAGGCCATCAGGAGAAATAGTGCCCGACGAGATTGACGATACACCAGTCCTGCCGCCCGCGCGCCCACCACGCGACGCTGAGCCGCGGCGGCCAGAGCGTCACTCCGACGATGATCGGATCGCGACGGCGCCTCACATGGAAGATCATCAGTAGCACCTCCATCGCGGTTCGCCTGCCGACCAACGGGCCGCGCGGCGCGCAACGTCCTCCGCTTCGATCTGGAGCGATGTCTCTAATGTCATGGAGCGATCAAGACCAAGGCGCAGGTTCACGTTCGACATGTGCCACGGCGGCGGGATGTTGCGCCATGAACGCCAAACGCGACGGAAAAATTGACACGTCTTTTGCCACATAGTCATGCCACCCCCGTCACGGTCAATTCGATCGCAGCTGCCATGGCGAACGTGAACGGATCGACCTCGGACACGTCGAATGCGTCGCCGCCCGGCGGCAGGATGACCTTGTCGCCCTTGACCACGGGCAACGGAAAGCGCGAGGCGGCGAGATCGTCGGCCATGATCCGCACGGTGCGGTCGTTCTGCGTCACCGCGCCCGGCGCCGACGCCGAGCCGCCCTCACGCGATACCGCGCCGCTGTCCGCCGTGACCTTGGCGACGCGCGCGGTGAGGTTGACGGAAAACGTCGTCGCGTTCGGCGCGTAGCCGAACACGCGCTGCAAGACGATCGGCACGCCGACTGCGTCGATGGCCTGGCGCATGAACGCGACGGCGCTCGGGTCGGTTATCACCGCGCACATCCCCACAAGGCGAGCGCCGAGTTGCCGCCGTACGGCGTGGCGCCGACGACGACCACGGCGCGGAAGCGGTCGCCGAGAACGCCGTCCTGAGCGGTCCCGGCCGTCAGGCTTTGTTGCGCCGGCGTGAATGGCGCGGCTTTGTCGAGAGCCGAGAGATTGGCGACCGACGCGGCGCTCGCGACGCCGAACTGCGGCGCGAAGATGTCGATCGGCGTCTGTCCTTGATCAAGCGACGTCTGGAAATAGACGGTCACGCCGCCGGCCGCGCCGCCCGAGCCGAAGGTGAAATTGGCCTGGAGGCTCAGCGCGTCGATCCCAGCGAAAATCTCGATCCAATCGCCGACGAAGACGCCCGCCGCGGCGAGCGAGAACGCGCCGCCGTTGAGGGTAAACGGGAATGAACCTGGATTGTCCATGTCGATCTCTCTTTAGGCGACGACGGGCACGCGGAAGCGATCGATCAGCGCGGTTACTTCGGCCGGCATGTCGTCCGTCCCGCCAGGCCCGGTTCCCATGACGTAGCTCTGCTCGAAAATCCCGACCGCGTTCTGGCTACGGATCAGCGGGTCGCGCATCCGGGCGAACCAGCGCATCTTGACCAGCATCATCGCGGCCTCGACGAGATCATCGGGGATGTCGGCGTAGCCCGTCTGATAGATCGCGACGACCGGCGACGACTTCCAATGCGTCGGATATCCGAGATGATTGAGCCGGATCAATTGGCCGTGCTCGGCGTCGAGAAGGAAGTCGGTCCCCAGCACAAGCGTCGTCGCGACGCCGACGATCGTCTCGACGACGGAATTGATCGCAATCGTCGGCCAGTTGCTCAGTTCAAGCGGCGCAATGTCGTCGCGCACAACGCGCGGCCAGGAGTCGCGCGCAAACCACATTTGATCCTCGATCGTCTGCGGCGCGAAGATGCGATTGCAGTAGCTCTG